TGCCCAAAGTTCCACTGCGACCAGATTGCCAAGGTTGCTGTGCTGGCGTAGCCAAGCCCACCCCAGTTGCTGCTGCTCCAAGCGCCGGAGCCCCATCCTGCAAATGACCCGTTTGCCGCTGAGCCAATGTGCAGCAGGTATGCAGCAAACACCGCAGAGCCGCCGCCTGAGCCCGAGCTTGAAGCGGTGGTTGCCGATGTGATGGTGTAAGTTGTGGAAGTCGGCACAGTCTTGACTTCGTACTCTCCATTGATGGTCACGCCGTTGAATGTGGCCGCACCAGAGAAAATAACAAAGTCACCAACTTGTGGGCTGTAATAGGGGTCGGTTACCGTAACCGTGGTTGTACCGTTGGTAGAAAGCGGGTTAGCCCCCAGCGTGCTGGTTGTGTAAATGGGGGTGATGTCGTAGTACGCCCCTGTGTTTTCAATGTAGAACTTACTGTTTGTGCCAACGCCAAGCAAGTTTGCCCCTGTCAGGGTTGTCCAATTCCACAGTGAGCGGCACACACCGGTGTAGGTGTTGGGGGAGACACGTTGCCAGCCACCAAGCTTTTCAGGCGTGCCTTGGCGGAACCGAATTTTCTCGGACTCGTACCAACCGCCCTCGTTGGTGTAACGGGTGTTCTCCCTGTTTACACCGGGCTTGAGGATGACTTTTTGTAGCGGCATATCAAGCTAACATTGATTCCGCAGTGTCTTGTACTTTATCCACACGGGCAAGCCAACCCTTGAGAAACTTCTGCTGTGATGGATTGGTCATAGCAAGGCCATTGTAGAAGCCTTGCTTCTGGTCTGCAAAATTATTTAGCAACTTCTGCGGGTCAGCCTTGGCGACCAAACCCAGCGTTCCAGAGCCAATCACCCCATCATCCACCGCGCCGACAGAGCGTTGTAGAAACTTGGCGGCACGGCCTACTCCAGCATTCACTGCAAAATCAAATACAGCGTAGTCCACACCGGCGGGCAAGTCATCACCCTTCACTTTATCCCAATACATTTGCTTATAGAATGGCTTGACTATGTCTTTTGTCAGGGCCTTCATTTCGCCCGACACAACCGGCTTACCAGTGTAAGCAGCCCAAGCACCTGCGGTCACGCCAAGGTTAGTTTCCCCTCCCCTGTCGTCCTTGTCCCAAACGTATCCGCCCTCGGACTGCAAGACTTTGGCAAAACAATCATCAAAGTTCTCTTTCATTTTGCAGCAACCCCGTTGATTTTCTCAGCGGTGCGCATACCGGACAAGCCAAGCATTCCCAGCATGAGCGGCATCATTGTGCCCATATCCATCTGCGGAAACTTCACAGGGTGACCGTAGAGCGCACTGCCCCACTCGGCTAACGGGCCAATAACGAACTGGACGGCAAACCCTGCGCCACAGACCCATCCAATACCGGGTCGCCAGCCGGATACAAAGATGCTGGGATTTGCTGCTTCGGCCTTGTTGATTTCCAACTGTCCAGCAATGATTGACAGTTCGCCAGACTGCTGAAGTTTGAACAATTCCATTTTGGCGGCAGCAGCTTGCACGGGGTCAGGCCACAGCCTGTCCATGACTTTGCCACCAATGTCGAGCAATGCGGATACGGGGTCAAGCGCCATATTATTCTCCAGTTGTGATTTCGTCCATGTGGCTACCGACCTTCAGGCCAGACAACCACCCAATAAGTCCACCGACAATGGTCTGAAACGCGGGGCCGATGATTTCAAAAATCTTGGTGTTGTCTACTTCCTTGACAAACAAACCGTGAACAAGCGCCCCGATAAGGACAACGACCACAGAACACAAGGTGGCGGTCACCATCATGGTCACCCAATAAATTAGCCGGTCTTTAGCATCCATCACTTTGCCCTTTCATACAACTGCTCAATTCTTGAGCGGATTTTAACGCTGTCGGCGTTGCCTAGTATGCTCCCCAGATTGGAGTAGAGCAGCGTTAACTGCTCTTTGGTACATACCGGCCCTGACTCTTCCAGCCACCCCCAGACTTTGCTTGTACGCTCTTTGGGGTCATGGCTACTGTAGGCAATGTTCAAGAACTCAGATACGCTGCACTCGCGCTTGACCGTTGCGCCGTAGACCAGCGACAGGATGAACAGCGGAAGGAGCCAGCGCACATCGGGTTAAGGGTGCAGTGCTTTGAGCGCGTCCAGACTATTCGCTGAGTCCGCAAGCGAGGTAATGTCCCGTAGCCGCTGCTTTTCTGTCACGATAGCAGACGTATCTGAGTTGGCTTCTAACGCACGTTGATAGGCTACGTCCTGCGCGGCAAGCAAGGGTTCGCGCTCCATGCGAAGGCGGGCTTTAGTCAGTGCTTTGGCCTTGTCCATATTTACCGAGACAGTAGACCCACTTAGTTCCCAAGCATTAAAAAAGTTGCCATCAGGTAGCGTTGAGTCTTCAATAATGACAGAACCAGCAGGTGTGTCTTTGGTTTGCACTTCCTCAATAGGCACTTCACCGGTGGGGTAACACACCGATATTCCACCAGTAGAATTTGTAAAAACAATTATTTGTGTCATTTTTAACCCTTAACGAAATACTGCAAGGCAAGCATAAGTAGGTTCCGCAAAACCTACTGCTGAACTGCCAAAACTTGCATAAAACACTGTAGTTGTTCCTGCCGTGGCAGTACTGCCATTTGCAAAAACACTGGTTGCTGCTAATCCATTACCTGCTGTTGTTGGCCCACAACTACCTACAACGCAATAACTTGTACTGGACAACGCCGTTGTTAGTGTTACAGTGTAAATCCCCGTTCCAGTTCTTGTAATTGAGGACACATTAAAACTAGCGTTAACAGTTGGAGTTGTGCCGCTAACTGTAAATTGAACCCAAGCGCGTGCCATAGCAAGAGGGGCTGTGCCACTTACTGTAGTTATTGTTGCCGAGTCAATATTGGGCGTGGTCAGCGTCTTGTTGGTCAGCGTCTGAGTATCAGTCGTGCCGACACCTGCGCCAGCCACGTTGTCTGTGCCGCCTGCGGGGTATGTGACCCCAGAACTTCCGCTAATTGTGGTTGCCATGATTATGAAACCCTTACGATAGTGAATTGAGCAGCGGGCGTGGTTAGAGATGTTGACACAGTACCTTGCGCCCTAACAATTGAAGTAGCAGGCAAATATCCCGTCCAGCTAGTTGAAGTTGAGTTGTTTGCTGCCGTAGAGTATCCAATTGACAAAACTTCGGACACGTTAGTTAAACTTACTGGAGATGTCGATAATTGCGTGCAATTTAAGGTGATAGATTGGTAGCTGACCGCAGTAGCCGCACCAGAAAATGACACCGCATAAATGCCTGATGTGTTGATGGTAAAACTACCACCCAACGTGGCGCTGTCGGCGTAGGTAATGTCAGAGCCTTGATTCGTTACTGTCGTAGTAAATCTATGAATGGCGGTGTTCGTAGAGCCTTGCCCGTTGCCAGTATTTAAACGCACCATGCTGTAGAAAGGCACAGTCACTGTGGGATACCAAGTGGTGTTCGCCAAGCGGTAGACATAGGTCACGCCCGATTTAGGAGACATGGACGTTACCGCGCCAACAATTGATTGACCAGTATTCCCGCTAAGAGTCAACGCCGTAATCTGTTGGCTGCTGCTGAACGTGATGGTCATGCCATCCGCAGGCGAGGCGGGCATTGTGATAGTGCCAGTAGCCAACGTGCCAGCGGGGTTCATCACCAGCACCTGAGCGCCAGCGGCAAACGTGTAGCTGAAGCCTGTGGTCGGGGTCTGGTAGTCGTAGGCTTGAATCAGCCCGTTTGTGCCGTCGATTTTTGCGGTCATGGTTTACACCTTCGGGTATTTGGCTTTGACTGCCAAGCAGTCGGCAATGTACTTGTCAATCTGCGCTTGGTCGCCTTTAACCACGCCATCGAGGTAGTCGGTCATGGATGGATATTCAGCAGCACGTTTCTCTGCGTAGGTTTTTGCAGCTTCAATAGCGGCCTGAATCGTAGCGCAAATAGCGGCTGCTTCTTCATCAGTAATCTGTACGCTGCCAGCAGGCAAGTAAGACTCATGGTCAGTCGAGTCCAGCCAATGCAGTTTGTTTTCAGTGTCTTTGTAGTGTGGCATTTTTAATCCTTAACGAAGTTCAAGGCAAATCTGTAACGACGGCGAATAAGTAATTGAATATGATGCGTTAGGGGGAATAACATAAACCACTGGAATATTTGAACTACCTATAACACCCATTGCTACTCCGTTAATAGAAGCGGCAGTTCCAGACCCGCCCGAGGTAATATTTATCCATAACAAAATTGGTTTCCCAGTAGTGTTGTAATAGGTTGTTGCGCTTGTGCGGGTTACACTTTGCCAAGTCTGTCCATACCCAAGCGAACTCATGGCAGATAGAGCTTGCCCACCGTAGCCTTGAATGGTTGATGGCGCAGTGGCCCATGTTCCTGCGGTTGCTTGGGTGGATTCAATGTAGCCAATCACACGATACGCAAGTGATGTACGGGCTGTGGTTGAGTAAACTACGCTTGCACTGTCAGCCGCTCCAGCACCGCCTTCAGCAGTGGTGCTAATCAGGTTGGTTTCATCAAGTTGAGTGCCGCCAGAAATGTTGACCGCAGCCAGTTCAATAGTGCCTGCGTTGTTCATCGCAAGAACTATGATACGGGACTGCGTAGCCGATACGGTTCCAAGGGTTGACCCGCTTGAAATGACCAAGTTGGCGGGGGTTCCAGTGACCGTTGTGATTGTGCCGCTTCCCAGCGTGGTAGAACGAAAATCCAACGTGAGAGCAGATGCAGAAATGGTCAATGCACTTGCAGCAACTGAAGCGGAGATTGGCTGAATTTGTGGCCCTAGGCTTAAAGTTCCCGTAGCTGTAGGTAGGGTTAGCGTGTAGCTGCTGGCGCTGTTGGGCGAGGCGATGGTGAATACACCAGCCCCGCTTGCATTGCCTTGGATTGCGACTGAACTCATGGGTTCTCCTTAGACGATAGACCAGATAGAGCCGGACGGCACGGTGACCGTAACTCCGGTGGCTACCGTAACTGGGCCGAATGTACCAGCGTTGTTACTGCTGGTAATGGTGTAGCTGGTGTTCACGGTCTGACCGTTCTCATAGAAAATCTGGTCGGCTCCACCGCCAGTTGCGCCGCCTGTTCCAGATACCTTAATAAAGTCCGAACCGTTCCATACGCAGATTGCAGAAGTGCCCGCCCCAATAGTGACTCCGGTGGTTGGGCCTGTACCGCACAGCTTGATGGACTGAGTACTGGAGGTCTTGTTGACGACGATGTAGTACTGACGACTGCCGGACGATGCTGCCGGGGCGATGATGGTGCGGGTTGTTGTGCCCCCTGCTGTCCACAGAATGATGGAGTACTGCGAGGAGGTTCCGCTCAAGGACGCATTGGTGGTTTTGGTGAGCGTTACATCCGCATCGGTGCTGATAGTGTTTGTGCCCGCCACCGCTGCATCAAGATAGCTGGTGATGTAGTTATTGACCGTATCGCCCCATGACCCGGACAGTTCGCCCGTGACGGGGAGGGCAAGGCCCAAGAGAGAGGTATAGGCAGTCGTCATGTAATCATTCTCCAAGAGAGGGACTCTTCATCCCATTCGTACATATTGTCGTCCACAGGCCGCGCTACGGGCGCTTGCCATAGGCAGGTATCTTCGTCCAACGTCCAGCTATTGTAGGGCTTTGGCGGTATAAACGCATCCCTTTGGGCATCGTAGGTATAGCCGATGCCAGCGTAGTTTTTACGGAATTTGCCGTTGTAGGATGTTTGTTTCCAAAAAGGGTGTCCACCTGACCAATTTATCAGGAACACTATACCCATAGCTTCTACTTCAACGCCATTGACCAGCAGCTCGTTGTTATGCACGCAATGCACTTCCAGCACCATATTGTTGTCATCAAGTTTTGCAAAATGTGCCATGATTAAAGCGTGATTGAGCCGTCGCCTGTCCAGACGTAAACACGGTATCCACCAGCCGTTG